CTCATAGGTCGTAAAATCATCCCATGCTATCGGTGTCGTATCCCACTCAGTGGTAACTTCATAATAAGCGGTGGTGTCGTCAAGTACTCCGTAAGTAACCGCATCGCCGCCCTGCTCTTTGTCTGCGTCCTGGTATCTTGACGGATACTGAGTGTCCGTTGCATCGTTGTCGGTGCCTATCTTTGTCCGGTATGATAACCAGTAAATACTGCCTGGGTCAAATCCGTTTGCCCCGGTGATCCAGACTTTCCACTCCCCGGCGCCCAGGTAGGTATAGTCTAATGTGTGTAAAATCGAACTGTTAACGCCCTTCGCATAGAAGTTGACCAACATAGCTTCGTCAACCGTTGCCCCATCCCCGCGCGTCAGCGTTATAAACCATATCGGGCAATCCGTGTCGCCGCACTCTGGAAGGTTGACATTTGACGATCCTGTCAAGCCTTCAACGCAAGTCATCGATGCTTCGATTGTGATAGGTCCCGATTCTCCGGCGCCGGCATAAAGATTAAAGGTGACTGTATTCGTGCCGTATCCAACCTCATCCGTTATCGCGGTTGCCGGATCATCGTTCATCGTTGTTTGAACGTGATAAATCGGCTCTGATCCATGGACCGTGATTGGAATCTTTGCTTCTTTACAGTAGCATGCGTCAGACTCAAGATCGAATATGCAGATTGCCGGCTGCTCAATGTCGCCCTCGAAACCAGGATATTCCATGTTCCAAGGATGGTCCGTGTCTGTCCTGCGGAATCCGGGCAGGCCCTCCCAGTCTGACTCCATCTCTCTGTAAGGGTCTGAATTTTCATAAGGTTTCTTTAATACGGACTGCTTTATAAACCTTACCACCGCACGTTCAGCTGAGTTGAGGAATGTTGAACTATTCCTTGTAAACTCTGAAAGGTTTGGATATGACTCTGTAAACCTGTCCCAGATTTGCTTTGCAGACTTGGTCCTGATAAAATCTGGATACCGCTTACTTGAGGTGTGCGGCTGTCTACCATAATCTTTCTGGCTCATCTTACTTAAACTCTGTGACTTTTGTCAATATAGCCATATCGTAAAGGTAAAGTGGAACGTCCTTGACGTTCGCCCGTATGGTAAAACTGGACCATGGAATGTCTGACACCTTTAACTGGTGCCTGTTCCGGCGCATCGTTTGATTAGCAAACTCTGCTGCCATCGACTTGGTCCCGTCATCCACTGCGACATCGTTCTCTTCCACAACCCATGTGTATTCCGTTTGGGCGCCCTGGACCCTGCACCTTGTCAAAATCTCATCAATATCAATAAAATACGGGCCTTGTGAAAATTCCCATATCAACTTTGCATCAATCTTGACAGTGTTGTCATTGGTCCCGATGTTCATCTGATATACAAAGCCGGATATCGATCCTCCGGCAACCTGGATTGCATGGACATCGCCGGTATCGGCCTGCACTTCCGTGAAGCATGAAAAGCTATCGGCGTAAACATCCTCGTACCAGACGCCGTCTGTCAGATCGTACACAAAGAATTTATTGCAAATTGTTGCTGATCCACCACTGACGATACCGATCTTGATGACATTTTCAGTAGAGTCATAGGCAAGCCACATCTCGTTTTCGTATCCCTCGCGTAAGCACTCTGAGAACCTTTCGTCAAAGTAGTTCTGGATGTCATCTGATATTGCAGTGACAACCTTTCCGTCAGACATGAATACGCCATAATGAGATAACCAAAACGCCATCGTCTGTGTTTTAACATCTGTCGTTGTGGTTGACGATTTAGACCCATCGACTATGGCTGTCGACTTTGCATTAAGCGTTCCGATCTTTGTCGACAATACGATCTTTCCAAAGGTCTCTGGACTGTATCCTTCAAATAGGGTTGTGCAGCCTCCTTCTTTGCCGCGCTCCTCCTGCCATACCATGATCTCATTGTAGAAATTCTCTATAGACTTGGTGGCATTGGCTCTCCCATCGCCGGGCTGCAGGATTGCAAAGTCTGGACCGTTGAGGACCATCGGGTTTCCGTTTGCAGAAACATAGATATCTCGTGGGAACTTTTTAAATGTATAGCACGCCCTGTTCTTCCAGGATGCACAAACATTTCCAACCTTACCGAAAGTTCTGTCAATCTTCTGGTCGCCAATATACGTTGGCATTCCAAGGATTTGGCAGTTTACGTTATCGGAAAGATCGACATCAACACTTATCCTGTACCAGTACGCATAATATTGCGTGCCGTTCCACTGTTGGGGCCTCATTGTGTTCGAATCTCCCCATGTAATCAGACCAGTCCTCCGCATATTGCCAGTGCCGTTATAATACTTTGTCAACTCATCCCATTGCGTGCCGGCACTATTAGAATGCAATCCTTCAATAGTGATTGTCGTTATGGACTCCGACTGCAAGGTGGCGCCCCAGTCAAGGCTAATGCCCTGAAGTGGAACGGCCGAAACAAGGTATAAGAAATCCCCGGCGTTGTCGAAAAGGCTCATATCTATCGAATCGGTGGCATAATTATACATCGCAGATTCTGAAGCATCGTAATGGAATGCCTCAACAAGGTCTACAAAGCCAAATGGAGTTTGCAGGATTTCTGGAAAATGTGTTGCTGAATATGTAAGAGTTTCAATTCTTACATTTGCAGATAATTGGGCCGAAAATTCTAACCTGTACCAATAACCCCACTCCCCAAACAGATAAACTGGATACGGTGTCGCCTCTTGGCCGCCCGTCAATACAATATCTCCGTCAATTGCAAGCGTTGAACCAGAATCTAATGTTCCATCGGAGGATATCGCCTGGCTATTTGTACCGGCAAAAGTCAGGGTCTCGATCTTTAATGTTGCTGTCTCGGAGTTCGCTCCGTCAATTTCCACATGGAGAATCTCAAATGGTATCATCGTCATGATATAGAGGGCATCATCATCGTCATCGTAATTGCCAAGCTGATTGAGGAGAATATCGTCCTTGTCGGTCTTCATGTCCTCCGTGTAATCCGTTGCCTCGTCTGACACTGTGGTACCAAGGATAGGCGCATGCGGTGAGCTTCCACGGACAACAACTGCTCTATCTACCTGTTTATTCTTACAATACACTCTGTGCTGATTGTAACCGTCCGAATAAATCATTATGTCGTCTACATCAGCGAATGATGCCGGGATGCCGTCAAAGCTGCTATCTGAATAAACTGCCAGGTCGCCCCACTCCCCGGTGTACTTGTCCGGGATGGTTCCGTTCTGTATATAAAGAAGGCCATCGCCATACTGGACGAACATGTCCTTGTCAACTGATTTTCCATTGGCAAATTGGTACATGCCAAAAATCGACTCTGCAGCTGCATTGGTTGCCACGGTGGACAGTGGAGTATAGCCTCTTCTGGTTTCATATCCTGGATGCCAACACCGCATATTTTGAACCAATGACTTTGCACTGAAAGGAACCAATGAGCGATCACGCACCGTTATCATGCCGCCTCGCATCGGTATAGTTTGGAAGTCGCCAAACTTGCTTGTCTTTGGTCTGTATTTATCCATTGTTGAACTCCATTTATGCGCTCAAGTTGCCACCGAAACCAGTGCTTGTTCCCCGGGACCTGTTCTTTGCGCCACCGGTAAAAGCCTGCTCTGGTATCACATGAAAATCTTCAAGTCTGGCTGCACCTCTGTCGACCTCCTGTTGTGCAAGGTTCCGGCCGTCCATGTACTTTCTCCAATAGCGATCACCCAACTCGGTGTTACTCCACCGTTGGTTCGTCATCTGCATCAAATAGCCGGCGATGCCTCTCGTAAGAATCCTTGAATATTTTTTGAATATAAAGGTAGGTGCTGTGGTTGCAGCCAGGCCGGGCATTAACATGACTTCCACTTTAAGCCCTTCGTCTGAGTCGTCACCTGGTGTGTCGATTAGATATAATTTGCCGTCAAGTTCATTCCAGAAACACCTGTACGGTACAGTGCCGGAGTCCCTATTTTCCCACCCTTTGTCATAGACATCCATCCACTCTTTTGCCTTGAGATCAAGCGTTGCAAATCGGATATCATCCGCATCGTCTTCTTTGTACTCGGCTTTGTTAAGTCCGATGATCTCTGCAGCGGTGCAATGGTTTGTTCCCGGGGTGAGTGTGTAGGCCTTCTGATCAGCAACAACATCGATTTCGTCAATCGTTTCCTTCCAACAATGAGTCTTTCGGCTGAAGTCCTGAAACACAAAAACCGATGCCCTTAGAAGCAAAGCTGCTTCATCGGATGCACCGGATACATAATCATCAACGTAGTCGCCAAGCGTTGTAAAGGCAGTTCCTGCCATGATTTAGCCTCCTATTTCTTTTCGTATAAGGAATTAGAGGCTGCAAGGGTTTCAAGGATAGAGATAGCCTGTTGCTTCATTTCTCCGACTTCTTCCATTTGAAGCATGGTCATCTGATATTTCTTGAGCAGGTATTCTTCGATACTCGCTTTTATCTTCTTACGGTTTACAACCTGGACCTCTTTGGCAAGGATCATTTGCTGAGTGACTTCAAGCGGCTTGGGTTGTGAGTCATCGGCCTCGGCTGCCTCCTCAAGCTTTGACAGGACTTCGTTGTCCTCGCCATCATCGGCAACATACCCTTCCTCAGTCTCTTTGCCTTCCTCGACTTCGGGAAAATCAGGACGGTAATCAGGGTCCTGGTATTTCTTGGCCTCTTTCTCAGTGATTGGCCGCATGTCAGCTTTCTTTGCCAATACAGGAGTCCAGAGATAAACAAACGGTTTTTGTCCCGCAACCTCTTGCAGTAAATACTTTGGTGTAGCCATATTTCCCCCTTTATAATATGGAAATAAAGGAACTATAGTTCCTAAATGGAAACTATAGTTCCCTCCGTTAATTAAACTCTGAGATTTTACCAGGCCATGTAGCCGTTGGCAAAGAAGTCAGCGATGAACGCATCGACAGTGGAATGACCAAAGACCAGGTCAATGGAACCATCGGTGACATAGATCGCCTGGTTGTAGGTCGATCCACCAAGATGGGTATCAGCGATCAGGCCCTTTTGGGTGCCTTCACTGTTGAGGTCCAACGTACCCATGAAACCGGCTGCCTGTCCCGTTAAAAGGTCCGTCTGGGTTGCACTGGTGACGCCAAGGTCGGCTGTCAGGGTTGCGCCTTCCGTGGTTGTTACACGGACGCCGATATGGGTCAGTGCGAAACCGGCCGGCACTTCAAAAATCTCCAGGATGTCTGAAGAACTGAAGCCGGAAAAAGTCGAAAGGCCAATGGTCGGAGTGGCCGCCAGACAGATTTTGCCGGGATTGGCAATGAGATCGGGAACTGAGATGTTGCGCTGTAAAGCTGTTCTAAACGGAGCATTGTACGGTACCGCAGCACCGCGATTTGTGAATGCATAAACTGCCATGATTATTTCTCCTTATTGGTTTTGAAGTAGGTGATCCTACCGCTCACTTAAGACAAACAGCAGGTCGGCTTCAGCTGCCTTCAGCATCGTTCACCGACCCGCTGCCGGGGGGATACTGGTTAAGCTGATTTCCTGATGTAAAGGTCAATCAGTGATTCGGTCTTCAGCGTGTTCCAACCAAAGACATTGAGTCCACGGACCAGAGTACCAAAGGTCGTTTCGGCCCGTAAGCTTTCCATCTTGGTCATCTGGGCTGCAAAGGAAATCGCAGACTTATGACCGAACATGGAATGATAGGACTGCCAGGTGTCGGACAGGTTATAAATCAGATTCGATTTATACAGCGTGAAAGTATCGATAACGCCAAGGCGGCCGTTACGCAGGATACTCTGACCGTCACCGGAGAGACTCGCGTCTTTCAGGTCGGATTTGAGGATCATACCGCAGGTCCAGGCCGGGAGCAGGCCCCATCGGTCTGTCTCAGGGACGTTCTGTTCGTCAAGAACGGTTCCGCAGTCGACAATGACGTCAAGGACGTTGGCTTTCGTGATAGCCAGTGCTGAACCGGACGATCCCATGTCGATGTCCTCGGAGATAACGCCGGCAGCCGCGCCTTTATTGTCAGCATGCGCGTCTGAATAAACGTCTGCCAGGAAGTCCGTGTCGATTGCGATCTTCATTTGCTGTGAAGCATCGCGGGACCAGGAGTCCATCAGTGCGATATCGGTTTGGTGTTTGTCGATGTCATCGCAAATAAAATTGAAATACTTTGCGCGATCAATCGGCAATTCTTTGTTCGGCGCCTCGGGCCGCTCGATTTGCAGAGACTGGCCTTTGACGTACTCCCGGATCGTTATATCGGGAACGGTTCGGATGATAACCTTGTCACCCTGGTTCTTGATTTCGCCTTCGTAGTCCGTATTGGATATGGCCGCGATGACGGTGGCCTCGTAGAATTTGACAAGCAACTTGCCTGACCAAATCTCGGGGATGAATGTGCCGGTATAAGACGGATGTCCCGCCGCAGATGATACTGCCATTTTAAGACCCTCCTAAGATTTTATTATTAAATAGGTCTCAAACGGCTTGCGGCATCAGCATTACTGCTTCTTTGCCGCTAAACCCTTCTGGAACCTATCTGAGATTGCGTTAAATTCCTTGATGGTGATCTGCTTCTGGGCATACTTAGCGGATGCTTTCTTGACATCTTCTGCAGTCGGAATGTCCTCTGCTGTCTGGCCCTGGTCTCCTCCGGTTGTTTCGCCGGGCATAGACTGGGCTGCAAGCGGGTCAACGGTCTGATCAACAATATTGGTGGCACCAGTGTTAGCAGGCTCTGCCGCGGGTGCGGGTGTGGCTGCCGGTTGGCCTATATCAATCCCTGTCTCTGCAGAGTACCGTTTAATGATTGCGGTAACCTGGGCGTGCTTAAGGCCGGCGTACGCGGAATCCATCATGTCTTTCCAACGATAATTGGAGACACCATCTATTCCTTGCAACCAACCTGTAAACGTGGCATCATTTACAATCTCACGCCACTTCGGAACTGAATTATCCAACTCCCTGGTATATCTTTCTTGGGCGGTCTCTTGAACCATTGATTCGATACGGGCAAGTCTATCGCCGGCAACAGGTTCAGCTGCGCTTTTACTGTCGATCTTGGCTAACAACTGTTCGTTGATATCGATCAATTTGTTAAAATTCCGCGCCATTACTCCGATTTCATCACCGTACCCTATATAGTCCTCCTCTTTCAGCTTGTCGATTTCGATCTTCGGTGTTGCCGCCGCAGCAGGGACGGGTTCCGGTTTCGGTTGCTGCATTAAGGTACTTTGCTGATTGACCATCGTCTGGAGATTTTTGACTGTCTCTGACAGGTCTCCAACGTCCTTCTGGCCCTTGTTATACATCCCCTGCAAGACGTCATATTTATGCTTCCAATCGGTCTTGTCATCCGGCAGCGGCTCAACTTTCGGGTCCGGTTCCACTTTCGGTACCGGTTCAATCTTCGGTTCCGGGTCTGTCACCGGGGCAACGGGGTTAACCGGTTCAAGCTTTGGATCGGCCACTGGGTCATCAACGATTTTATCAATGATAACATCAGGGTCTGGCTCTGCCGCGGTTAAAAGTTCATCCGCTTTATCCCCTTGGGCCTGAACTGCCGATGGGATGTTCGTCTGCGTTGGTTCTTTTTTAGCATTCGCTTTGCGTTGCTTGGGCATAACTATTCCTCCTATTCCGATGCACCTTCCGGCACTGTTCGTTGCCTTCCGTCAAGTCGCACTCGGCGGTGTTTGATGGAAAGCGGGAGACAATCCCCCAAAAAATAAATCACTCGTTATACAATAGCGATAATGTCAAGTAAAAATAGAAAGTTATCACTATAGTTTTTGAGTATACATAACAGAATAGCCTTTGAAGTCATCAGGGTCATAGAGTGGATACCCTACGAACCCCGCGATTTCATTGGCTTTATAGATATAGACGCCCGATCTCCACTCAGTGCCTGGATCGTTTTTCTCGTCATACACCCTGTTCTCAACCTTAACCCCCTGAACTTCCATTGATTTATCGATGTCGTATTCTTTATCCTCACGCGCGCGCTCGATACTTATTCCAAGGGTTGCAATGATCTGTGATACCCGGGCGCCCATGAACTCCAAGGCTGCCTCTTCTTCCGCAAATGTCATATATCTCCTGATTTTCTTCTTCAAGAAAACCTCAAGATTTAGGATATCCCGGGCCTTTATATCGTCAAGAGTGTCCTCTTTAAATTCATGTGGCATTACAATTTCCCCCCCTTGCCATCCTGAATGATTTTCTTTTCGTTGACCTTCGGGACCATGATACGACTTTCTTCCTTCTGGGGAATGATCCCAACCCCATGGTCAGTGATCCCGTAAGGCGTTAAAGTCATACTGGGTACCAGGATAATCTTGTAATTATTGCACACTGCATCAATGGCCTCCTTGGCCAACTTGATACGTTTTTCTTGCTCCGGTGTAAACGGTGAATCTGCCATGATGTTTCCCCCTATTTATACTGTCACGTATAAATTATGCATGACACTATAAGTGTCGCGATTATTCCTTGCCGGTGTCGTCTTCGACAAACATCTCGTATAAAGCGAAACTCTCCTCTGTCAGCGCCTTTTTAGCGTCCAGGGCCTGGAGGGTTTCAACGATTAGCGTCTGGATGCCGCCTGATATCGGGATGTCCCGGCGCATAGGTTTGTCTTTTTCCGGCTCATCCCAGTTGATCATCCCATCTTTTGAAACGAAATTCAGGGACTTCTGTTCAGAGTCCGTAAATGACAAAGCCTCGCGTAACTCCCGCAAGGTCTTCAAGGTTCTAAAGTCGCCCTCTTTGGGCAGGATGTTAATCAATACTAATCGATCTCTTACTGATAGTAACATAATGTTCCCCCTTTAGTTGTTTAAATTAGGGATGTTGCCCGGATGGACAACACCCCTGGTTTAGTCAAATTAAGCGTCAGTCTCTGAGATGGTGACTGCAACATGAACTGACCATTTCTTTCCCACTGGAACTTCCACATCAAGTATCTCCTCCCCACTGGGAGAAGTTTCGATCTTCAGTTTCTGTCCTGCATTTAGGTCAAAGTCGTCATCACCGATCAAGTCTGTTCGCTTGATAACCTCTTGATATAACTCGATCATAATGATTCTTCTCCTTACGAGATGGTCTGAGCGGCAATCAGATAATGCGTGGTGCCGTCAAGATCAATCTTGATGGTTTTGTAGTTATCGAACGTGGCATCAGCATTTACATTTGCACCGACCATGCCGGATGCAGTTGAAATTTGCAGCAAATTGGTGATGTTATGACCGGCGCGCACATTGATCGCCGCATCAAAGTTCGTTGCACCGTTATTGGTGATGTTCAGGAAGAAAGCCGATCCTGCACTTACGGCCTGATTGAGATGACTGTCCAACCATGCAACAGACATTTCACCAACCTGGGTGAAGGTTCCAGAACCCTGCAGGAGGCCATACAGGCAAGCAATATAATTACTTCCTCCGTTATAGATTCCTTCATTGATTACAGAACCATAGACGCCAATTTCAGTGCCGGCTGTCGATGTAAAACCGGATTGAAGTCGCGCAACTCCCTGGACTGCTCTTAGGCCGCCTGACGTTCTGTTCGCCGGAGTGTCTCCACCTGGCTCGACCTCACAGGTACAGTCGATACCAAAGGCTAACCCGGTGACAGCCTGCCAGTCGTACTTGATCTCGGCCGCATAGGACTGAGTTGAACGGTTATGAACATGCAGCTTCATCGCGCCGTTGTTTGATTTGAAAGCATAGGTGACATCACCACTTACCTGGAAACCAGTCGTAAGGTCATCTGAGCTAATCAAAAAACCAACGGTCTGATCACTGTTCCTAACCGATGACAGTATGATCTCGTTAACGGTTAATTCGCCTACGTTTAATTGTTCTCTCCATGCCATGATGTGTTTCTCCTCTTTAAGTTTGAATTGGGCTTAATTGTCTTGGCCGGCAACCATTAAACGCCGGCAACCTGCCCTCGCCATTTATAACACATCCCCCATTCTAATTGCATAGATTGGTGCATTGATACACCTTTTACGTGCTTAAAGTTGCATTAAAATCACATTAAGGACTGATAGTATCCCTGGACTCCATGGCCTCAATCTCTTCATTCTCTTTGAGGCGCCCCTGGACAGTATGTGAAAATAGAAATAGGTCCCTCAATTCCTGCAGACCTTCGCATGCCCCCTTAAGTTTGTCGCCTTGTTCCCCGGAGTACTTGACGGATTGCAAGGCCAACCCGGTCACTGAGTTCTTGACGTAATCGATTAAGATTTTGAAATCACTGTCATTTGTTAACCTAACAACTGCATCAAGCTCTTCACGATTAAATTGGTCTAACATGATAATAACCCCCCAGTTAAGTGTTAGAAAGGCTTGGGATCGGTTGGATATAGCTCAT